CATCTTCAGAAAAATCTGTTACATCACCTTCTAATAATAATTCACCAGATAAATCAGTTGATTGTGATTGTTGTCTTGCAAAATCTACAGCAGATAGTTCTGATAACAATAATCCAGAGTCATCTTCTAATACAATATTATCACCTTCATCAGCTTCTGTATTTAAAACAATGTATGCGTTATTATTTGTTGCTTCTTCTAAATCAAAACTAACAGAGTGGTGTACAACAATTTGTTCTCGTTCTTCTGTTTGCACTAAGTCTGGTGAAGTTTTAGTTTCTAAACTAATTGCACCACCTATGATTTCTACTTCTGCTGATGCACCCCCTCCACTAGTACCAGAGTTATTAAACACAACACTATCACCAACCTTATAACCAGAACCAACATCATCAATAACAATTTCGTCAATAGAACCAGTTCCAATATCTTTAACAATTAACTCGCCTTGACCATTACCACCACTAACAGATACATTATCATTTATTTCATAATATTGACCACCACTTGTTATAGTTGCACCAGTCAATAATTCTTGAACTATACCACTCATATTAACATCAGATATACTTGATGCACCACTTACAGTCTCACCAATAATAAATGTTCCACTTAAAGAATCTAAAGATACTTGAAGTTGTGCGAACTGAGTTCCGTTCTCTGTAAACTTTGTAACCTTTTCAATAAGAATAGATGCACCAGAGGAGTTTCCAGTTATTGTTTGATTTTCTAACTCTGTAAAATTTGAACCAGTGTTTTCTATCACTCTCATAAAAGAATTTTCAGACCATGTTGATTCTGAAACACGCAACATATTATCTCTTGGATAAAATAGTTCAGCTTCGTCATCAAACAACATTCTGAAAAATAGTTTGTGTCCTTTTTCTGTTCCTTTCGCAGAGTATAAATCTTTAATACTTTTAATTAATTTTCTTTTAGATAATCCATTTGCAAGAGTATTAGGAATACCCTCAAGGAACGAATCTCTAAACTTATCTAAGAAATCAAATATAGTGTTATCGACATTTGCATATTCTAAAAGTTGTTGAATATTTTGTACTGGGTTTGCACGATACTTTGTTATCGTTGCACTTGATAAAGATGAGGCACCAGTGATTGTTTCACCAGTTATAAATCTTTGGTTTGATGTAATATAAAGTTTTTGATTGTCATCAAAATCGTCAACAAGAACTTGTGCAGTTGCTTTTGATGTTGAACCAGTTATTGTTTCACCAACAGTAAACTTTGATACTGAATCTTGTAAAACAATGTTGTCACCATTTTCATCTAATACAAAATTATCTGATAAAGTTTCTTGTTTTAAATAATTTATTGTACCAGATATTGTAAGTTCACCAGCCTCCAAATATTTAAAATAATCTCTTAAAAATTTAACAAACTGTTGATGGTCTGCTCTGACAAACTCTGGAAGTAAATCACTTAATATTGGTGATAGTTTTTTGTCAAAGATTGATTTAGACATTTAGTATCCACTTGATGAACTTGAAGAACTAATAAAAGAACTTGATGTTGATGCAGATGTTACTGCTGTTGATGTTGATGTGGTTGCAGAACCAGCACTTGATGTTACAGTGTCCACTTGACCAGTTATTGTGGAGTTTGAAATATCTATTTCTATAATATCGTTTCTTAAAGGAACAACATCATTTGAAGCTGGTACAACGACTACACGAATACTTGTTGATGCAGAGTCATCTACATTTGAAATAGATATTATGTTTGCACTACTTAATATTACTTTACCAGTTGCGTAATCAACAGTACCGAACGCAGAGTTTTCTACAATTTTTGTAGTCCCAGATAAATAAAATGTTTGTAAAACACCTTTACCATCATCTTGTAAAAATAATTCATTTGTGCTTCCAGAAACTTTAAATCCAGTAGATGATACAACAGATGCGTGACCAGAGTGTGGATTAAACAATGCATTATTAAATGCAATCGTGTAAGAACTTACTTCATTTAATGTTGGTGTAAAAGTTTTAGACATTTGCACTGTAGTTATATTAGAATTTATTGCTGAGTCTGAATCATCTATCTGTCCAATTAATTCAGAGTATCTAAATGGTGAATTAAAAGTTCCTAAATTATTTGTATTGTAATTTGAGATTGTTGTATTAACAAGTGATGCTAAATCATTCAAAGACTTACTTGTTACAGTTGAGTTGTATTTAAAGTTTACTGTAAGTCTAACATTAATAGTTTGTGGATCAACAACTTCTGGTCTAACAGAACTTACCACAAAATCTTTTAAGTTATTTTGTAAAGTTGTTTTTTGTGTAGATGTAAGATTTGAACCAGTTGTTGTTTTAACAGAGATAAAAACTTTACCATAACTTGCTGGGTCATTATCTTCACCACCCCACACAGAAACTGATTGTGTGTTTGCAAACAAAGTCGGAACAATAACTTTAAAATCATTTGTTGTAACTGCACGACCTTGACTTGCATAATCTAATGGTGCATTTAATTTTATACTTTCAATGGATTCTGCCTCTGCACCACCGACTGCACTTGTGACTGTTGCGACTGTATTATCAGAAGATGAACCAATACTAGATGGTGGAGTAAAAGTTGAAGCTCCATTTGATGCACCTTTGTTTGTTACGATATATTGTAGAATAACTATGTTGTCATCAGACAAACCTCTACCTATTACACTATCTCCGAAGTAAACTTGAAATTGTCCATTTTCTATTTCTTGTAAAAAATATGCATTAGTATCATCTGTTACTTGTGTAATGTCAGTTGCTAGGTTATAAGTTGTTTGAGTTGAATCAGTTGCAGAGTTTTGAACAACAACAGTAAGTGTTGTAGTATCTGCGTTACTATCTGGAATAATAAATCTTTGGTCAACATTAGAATTGTCAACGACATATCTTGTAGTGATAAGTGTACCTTCAAATAATGTTACATTATCAAAAGTTAAAACATTGTCTACTCTTGATACAGTTCTATCTTCATTGACTAAAAAATTATAAGTTATGTCATCAACAGTAGTGGAAAATTTTGTTCCTCTTGAAAGAGTAGAAGTTGTAACACTTGTGTCGTTTATCGTAACATCAACTACAGCTTGTGGCGCTCTCGCACTTCTTGGTGTATAACCTAAAGTTTTTGCATGAGAAACAACCGAAGACCTCAACGATGCAGTATCAATAAACATTTCATTTGCAAGTAAGTTTGCGTTCATAGAAAGGTAATGAGTATTGTATGCGAGTAAGTCTAATAACGCAGACATACCAGAACCCTCAAAGTCATAGTCTGTAAATTCTGATTGGTTTCTTAAAAATGTTTTTAGATTTGATTTTATATCATCAAAATCTAACTCTGATATATCTAATCTTTTATCCGTTGTTGCCATGTTTTACCTCTACTATGGGTTCACTAGTTGTTGAATCAACATAGTCACCTCTTTTAAAATATTTTCTTACAGTTGTTTCTTTGACCAACATATTATCTTTGATAGTATATGTGGTATATTCAGACATTATCACTCCATCTTTATCTCTGTTGATGTGGTCTTTCATTGGGCCGTCTTCAATCATCGTACTCTTTCTAATAACACATCAAGTGCAACTAATTCTGCTGGTGCATTAACAATGAAAAATTCTATACGAACATCGTATGCGTTTTTATCTAAATTAGGAAACGAATCAATTCTATGAAGTTCAACTCTGGGTTCGTATGTTTTGATAACAGTTTCTATTTGTCTACTTAATAACGCAGCTGTAATTGGAGATATGTTTTCAAAAAGTGTTGCACGAACATTAGAACCAATCTCTGGATGAAATGGTTTTTCATAATGATTAAGTTGAACTAAGTTACGAACACTTCTTTTGATTGCCTCAACATCTGTAAGTTTTGCAACATCATTCGTAACAAGATTTTTATTGAAATTAAGATTCAAGTCTTTGTATATACGAACACTTCGTTTTTCATTCGTTATACTTGCATCGTAATTTAAACTTCCAGAGGTTGGCATATTTATCTCCTAATATTATTTATAGTCAAACTATCCACCAGCAAAAGTATTTGGAGAACCTTGTGCAACTGATGTGCAATCTGTTATACCATCACCTATGCGACCACAACCTACATTGTTAACAAAGACAGTGGTAGAACCAGTTGTGATAACTTGTGAATGAGATGGACAAGGAAGTCCTGGCCTTAAATGAACTGTGTTTGCATCACCTTGTCTAGAAACTCCGATATTATTTACAAATACATTATCAGATGCACCAAGTCTATTTGGTGTTGTACAATGTGTGACATCTGCATCACCTTTTCTTGTAATTGCAGGCATTACTCTTCCTCCCTATCCATAAGTTCGTGAAGTTTATCATCAAAGGTGTTAATATACTCGTGATCTTCTTTTGAGTGGGGTTCTTCTGGTGGTGTTGGATTGAATTTTATTATGTTCTCAAACGAACTAGGTAAATCTTCCCAGTTGGTATAAGTTTTCACTCTACCATTCACCAGTATAATATATTCTCCATCACCCTTGGCCACGATACTTCTTCCAACTTCTTCTTTTGTTTTTATTCATTGTAGATGTTTTTACTTTACCTCTACCAATAGATGTTCTTTTAAATGTAGGTTCGTGAACTATCACTTGTATTTTTCTAGATTTTCTAGGTGGCATAATTATTCCTTATTCAAGTCAATTCGTTTACCACGAATATCAATGTTATCTGATGCAGTAGTGTTTTGATTTGCACCATATGACTCAGTAACATCTTTTGATACAGAAGATGATTGTGTTCCAGAAACAGTTTCAGAATGATTACCTTTTACAACAACTGTTTTGTCTCCATCAACTTGTATATCCCAGTTTCCTTTTATATAGGTGCGACAGTTTGAGTCAACTGTAAGATTACAATCACCTTTGACATTTACAAACTCAGAACCAGCAACAACTTCATAGTTACTTCCAACTATTCTTGTAACTTTGTTTCCGTCTGCATCTACTTCATAAAATGTACCAGTGCGATGATACTCATGTATTCGTTCTGCAAAAGGTGTATCGTCATATTCTAAGATATGTCCACTTTCTGTTTCACGAACATGATTGTATGGATACTCCGTTCCAACTCTTTTCTTTTCTTCTCTGTCCTCATTTGTTTCCGTAGATGTTCCTCGTTCCTCTGTTTTACCTCTTGATGTTTCATCGGTAGTTTTAAGCTCATCCCATTTAGTAGTAGTGTTCGCAAGAGGAACTTCTAGTGTCGCAGAATCATCTCTTGCACCACGATTACCATGCGTTGCACTTGGAACTGCAAGACGATTAATATCTGATTCTTCGATTCTTACTGGGTAAGTATGAGTGTCGGTATCTTTATCAAAGTATCCGTAATCTTTATTATCGCCTGGGTCATTGAAACCAGTTGTTGTTTTTGAATAACCACTTGGTCTGCCTGGTAGTGTTCCGAGAACAACTGGTTCTTGTAAATGTTGTGCATCACGAAAGAAACCTACTACCCAAGAACCTTGAACTAGAAAAGGTGTATGACCTAAACCATTCATAGATGGTGTAGTGACAGGCATCATTACTGTTGCCCAAGGCAGTGTATCTGTTGGGATTTTAGTTTTATCGTCTGTGTGATAACCTAGAGCTCTGACACGAACTCTACCTAATCTCTCTGGGTCGTTTCTATCTTCAACGACACCAATGAACCACATAAAACCATCTCGTCCCATAAAGTAAGAGAAATTTTCCATACTCTTATTTATGCGAAATAGTCAGTAATCTCTTTTTGTTGTCTGTACTCTTCTTTGAGAACTTTCTTTCTTTTCTTCGTAAGTTT